CGTCAAAGCTCTGAAGTGGGTGAATTAAGGAAAGTTGTTGACAGTTATATTCAGACACAACTCTCGCAACAACAAGCACCACAACAAACTGTTGATGATGATATAGACTTTTTTACTGATCCTGAACGGGCAGTGAGTAAAGCAATTGAGAATCATCCTAAGATTAAAGAAGCTGAACAGTACACACAACAGTACAAAAAGACAACAGCGTTGTCACAGCTTCAAGCTAAACATCCAGACATGCAAAAGATCCTACAGGACAATCGCTTTGCAGAATGGATTAAAGGATCTAAGATTAGGACTCAGTTGTTTGTACAGGCTGACCAGCAGTATGACTACGAAGCTGCTGATGAACTTTTCTCCTTATGGAAAGATCGTCAGACAACCGTACAGCAGACTGCACAGGCAGAGAAGGCAGGAAGGAAAGCAGCTGTTAAGTCAGCAAACACAGGTACAGCCCGTGGCAATCCAGACTCGGCTTCATCTAAAAAGATATATCGCAGGGCAGACATTATTAAACTTATGAAAACCGACCCTGACCGATACCAAAGCTTATCTGATGAAATCATGAAGGCTTATGCAGAGGGACGGGTTAAATAGCTAACATTTAGGAGAATCTAATGGCTACTTCAACTTACCCCGCCACTGGTGGTTTTGTAGATAACACTTCAGCAGCAACGTTTATTCCAGAAATCTGGAGTGATGAGGTTGTTGCTGCGTATGAGAAAAACCTTGTCCTTGCTAACCTTGTTAAGAAAATGTCTATGCAAGGCAAGAAAGGCGACACCATCCACATTCCTAAGCCCACTCGTGGTTCAGCGAATGCTAAGGTGGAAAACCAAGCAGTAACTGTTCAGAACGCTGTTGAGACTGAAGTAATTGTCACGATCAACAAGCACTTTGAATACTCTCGTTTGATTGAGGACATTACCGAAGCACAAGCTCTTTCCTCACTTCGTCAGTTCTACACTGGTGACGCTGGTTATGCTTTGGCTAAGCAAGTTGATGATGACTTGTTTGCTCTTGGTAAGTCTTTCGGTGACGGTGACGGCTCTGACTGGGTACACAGCAACGTTTACTACAACGATGCTTCTACTGGTACTACTGCTTATGCTGTAGACACTGTAGCGGCTGCTGACGTATTCACTGATGCTTTCTTCCGTGACATGGTTCAGAAGATGGATGATCAAGACGCACCTATGGATGGTCGCTTCCTTGCTATTCCTCCTGCGTTGCGTAACGCTATCATGGGCATTGATCGCTACGTGTCTTCTGACTTCGTAGATGGTCGTGGTGTTGTTAACGGCAAGATTGGTAACCTGTACGGCATTGACGTATACGTAACCAGCAACTGCCCCACCATTGAAACTGCTGCAGAAAACGCAGCTGGCGGTGCTGTTCGTGGTGCTATCCTTGGTCACAAGGACACCATGGTTATGGCTGAGCAGCAAGGCGTTCGTTCACAGACTCAGTACAAGCAAGAGTTTTTAGGAACTCTGTACACTGCTGACCGTCTGTACGGTATTCAGGTACTTCGTCCTGAGACTGGATTTGTCTTGGCTGTTAACGGCTAAGCAATCTTTCTAGCCCCTCTTCGGAGGGGTTTTCTCTTTCCTTTCTTTTGTTTCTGTAGGAGCAGCTATGCCGATATATCGTGGTGATGGTGGAGCAGGGGACGCAAGCACAGATGCTTACGCTTCCCAGATTGCCACCTACGCTAACACTGCCACTACAAAAGCAAACGAAGCCAGTGCTTCCGCGTCAGCAGCATCGTCTAGCGAATCAGCCGCTAGCACTGCACAGACAGCTGCTGAGCTAGCTGAGACCAACGCAGAGACTGCACAGGCAGCTGCTGAAACAGCACAGACAGCAGCAGAGCTTGCTGAGACTAATGCTGAGACTTCAGAGACTAACGCAGCCTCTAGTGCATCAGCAGCGTCCACATCAGCCACTAATGCTTCAACGTCCGCTACCAACGCAGCATCGTCTGCTAGCGCAGCGTCTACGTCAGAAACCAATGCAGCATCTAGTGCTAGTACAGCTACAACAAAAGCTAGTGAGGCATCAACATCAGCTACCAATGCAGCAGCCTCAGCCACTACAGCAACT